AATGTCCACATTTTGCAGTAGAAATAGTAATGGTATGTGGCTCACCTGCTTCTGGTGGTTCATATTGTCCATACATACTTGAGTCATGCACCACTAAAAATTCTACTGTAGATGCAGGCGGAAGTTTATACTCGTCAAAGACAGGGAACTCAATTAGCGCACTATATAAATTAGCTATGTTGTTCTCTGTAATAAATGTCATTGTGGAATTTCCAAGTTTAATAATCCTCTTAATGGATGAATTAAACCCCAAGTACCTTGTTTGTATGGGGATAAGTTTTCCATCCAATAAGGGTCTTGTTTTGAGTTACTATAAATACTTTCTTGACTAAAGGTAGGATGACTAGGAAATTTCCATTTGTCTGGAAAATGAATTTGCATATCAGATTGATTGACTTCTGTTTGTGCTAATGGGTCACCTAATAATCCACCAAGATAAAAACCACGCATATCATAAGTTTTATCTGGATTAATAGAATTTTGTGCAAGCCAAAACTTATATTGGTTTTCCATTTCTGGAGATAATTCAGTACCTTTAATAGGAGCTAAATTTTTCATATCGTGGCTTTAGGCTTAAATAGTTTAGCGTCAAATACTGCTGTTTGGTTTATCTCTGGGAAATAGATATAGACTGCGTGTTTACCTTCATAACTGTCAGACTTCCAACATCCTTCATGGTTAGGATGACCTTTGTCAGTTGCATAAGCAGCGTAGTCATAACCTTGTAAACCCATTTTTTTAAATACACATTCTTCAGAAGTTAATACTATTTCACCTGCTTCTGTAGTCATGCTCATTTCTTTTGGAAGTTCTTTAGCCTCTGCGTAATTATAAAGAAACGCCCACAGCAATAATAAAGTAATTGCCATGAGTAATTGTTTCATGTTACTTTCCTATCCAATGATTAACAATGAATGTTATAAAGCCACCGATAGCAGAAGCAATAGCCATACCTGCCCAGAAACCACCTTTAGACTTGTTTGCAAGCTCTAGGAGGGACTTTATATCTGTTTCCATACTATCTACTTTGTCTTGAAGTGCTGTAACTTGTGCGGTTAATTTACCGTACTCAAATGGGTCTATATCACTCATTATTGTCCTTATTGGTTTTCTTTATTTATATAGTCTGATAATAACCCACCAGCTCCACCATATTGCAATGCACTTAATGGAATAGTTGCTCCTTGTGCTGCTCTAGTTGGAGTTATTTGGTAAGCTGGTTCACCTTGCCTCATAAATTTAGATAGGTTTTCTACACCAGCTTTACGCATTTTAGTAGCACCATACCTAGAAGCTAATGCACCTAATGCAACAGGAACTCCTATAAGAGGTTCGTATGCAATAGCACCACCACTAAAAATACCACTTACTGGTCCACTAGGTGAGAAACGACCTATAAATTTAAGTGTATTTTGTAAATTACCACCTTTAGCAGCAGCACGAATTTGAGATTGTTCTTCTTTAGTAAACAAACGCATTCTTTTATCATTTTTAGCTAGGTTTCTTAATTCTGTTGCTAAAGCATTTTCTACACCAGACTGTGTAAATTTACTTTTATTAAGATCAGCATTAGCAAGCATATCATCAAATACTTCAGACTTTTTAAGTTTAGAATATGTAGACCTAGCTTCTTGCCATAACTGCACACCTTCTTTAGTGCCAATTTTAATATCTTTAGTTGGTGAATTAATTACATAATCATCAAATTTATCTAATAAAATACCTGCAATTCTTCTCTCTGCTGCATCTGCACTAGACGCTGCACCTTTAATAATTGTTCTTAATGCTTTAAGTTCTGTAAAGTCTTTAGGTAATGGATTAGCAGTTAATTCATTTATTGCAGCATTTACTTTTGGATATGCTGTTGGAGTGTAACCTTCTTCACGAAGCCCTGTAGCAATATTAGACATTGCACTATTAAATGGTTTTGTTTTATAAGTAATGCCAGCATCTTTTGCTGATTGAAATAATTGATTAGACTGTGTTTCTAAAAACTCTTTTGTTGGAGCATTGTCTAAAGGAATTCTTGTTTTTTTCAATAAATTTGCTTCAACAGTAGGAATATTTATGTCAATATTAGTGCCTGGTATTTTAATAGGTTGTTTACCAATAGATAAGTTTCTTACGCCAGACATTAATGGTGCAACATTAGGTGCGTAATTTGGTCCAAGTCCAGATAGTTTAGATCCCTCTAAAGATGTAGAAAGTGCCTCTAATTGTTGTTTGCCTTGTTCTGTATAAGGCATTGGCATAGCTTTCATTACTTGTTGAGATGTTTTTTCAGCAGTTCCTTTGCCAAAGTCACCAGTTAATATTTCTTTACCAGCTCCGGTAATATTACCTATTAAATTATATAATGGAGCAGTTAATATACTTTTTGCAGTTTCTACCCCACCATATATATTAGGACCAAGTGCTTTTTCTAAAGTAGTTTGTGGTTGGTTAATAGTTTCTTGTGGTTGTTTAACAGAACTTGTGCGTAATGCTTTTTCTGTAGGAATGCTAAAGTCTAATGGAGCTTCATAACTAGCACCTTGTGGTAACTGTGGAATAAATGTAGCACCTTGTGGTAGTGGTGGTAATGCCATTATTTTGCTTCCTCTCCAGTATCTTCAAATACCCATTTATTACCTTTTACTACAATTGGTCTATTATTCAAATAGGCTCTATTGGTTGGTGATGTAGTTTGTGTATTTGTTTGAGTTTTTGTTTGTGTTGGTTGTGTTGATGGTTTAGTCATAGCCAATACATCTTGTTCTGCTTGTAGTCTAGCTCTTGCTTTTTGCTCAATAATGCTTGGGTCAGTTTCACCAATTTGAGGAAAGAATGTGGCAGTATTAGACTTAATTTCATCTCTAGTAGCTGCTGCACCTGTTTTAATTCTTAAAAATGACTCTGTCCATTGTTCTTGAATTTGTCTTGCACGTTGAGCTTGTGGGCTAGTAAATGCTCTTAATGGTGTTCCTGCAATATTAACTCCAAACTGTGCGTATGGGTTATTTGTTTTAAAACCTTCTTTTTGCAAATCCTCAAGTTCTTTACTTGCATTTGTCATTTGACTATAAAAAGTAGCTGCTTTAGCTTGTGACTCGGTAGGTGCTTTAGGTTCTTGTAATGGTTTAATACCAGGAACAATAACTGCTTGACCACCTGCTTTAGATGGTTGAAAGAATACAGGATTGCCATTAGCATCTACGCCAGCAACAGGACTGCCTAAATTAATTTGTGTAGCTTGATCTTTTTTGTCTGCTTGCACTTGTTTAATAATGTCTTGTTTTTCAGGCGCAGTTAAGTCTTTAAATGCTTTGTCTTTATATGCAAAAGAATATCTATCGTAATCATTTTCAGCAGGTTTAGGACTAATAATATCTGCAACTTTACCAAATTCACCTTTAGCTACTAATGCTTTTAATGTTGCATTATTTTGAACTCTTGAATCATTTAATAATTCTTGTTGAGCTTCTTTAGTAAGTTTAGCAGTTTCTGCTTCACGTTTAAATTCAGCTAATTTACCTTGTGTTAATAAGTTTTGTGTACCTTGGTCATAAGCACCTTGTGATTGTGTCATACCACCTAGATAAGACTTCGCTAGATAAGGTAAAGCAGAACCATAGCCTTGGTTTTTAGGTTGTGCTAAATAAGTTGCACCTGCACCTAATATGCCAGAGATTAATGCTTGGTTTTTAAGTTTTTCTTGTTCTGTGGTTGATAGTAAGCCATCTGCACCACCTAAATATGTAGGCATCTTTGCGCCAAATATATTCATACCATCAAAAAAACCACCGGTATCTGTTGGGAAAAAAGCCATGTTAATAGCCTCCTCTAAAATAAGATGGATACAACTGTAATTGTTGTGGAGTTAATTGTATTCTTGATGCGACCTTTTCATTAGGACCTTGACCAAGTGTAGGTGCAGTATTATATGAGCCAGGTCTTACTTGTGCCGGTGCTGGCATTTGTGGTTGTGGCATAGGTTGTGGAGTCATAGCAGATGCTAGTTGTCCTGTTGTGCTTAACGCTTGCATAGGGTTAGCTTTAGTCCAGTCCGCTAGTGTGTTATATCCGCTTTCTGCACCACGTTGAATACTACCTAACATAGAAGGGTCATAGCCACCACCACCCATAGCTGTTTGTTGACCTATGCCACCTAGTATTTGGTTTTGGCTTGCTACTGTGTCAAACATACCACCTTGACCTGCAAACATAGGTGCGTTTTGTGCTGCAAATTGTTCACCTGCCATACCTAATGCAGGTTGCATACCTGATAAAGCAGACGTAGCAGTTTGTGTGCCTAATACACCTGTAGGAGTAAATGGGCTAATAGCTTCTAAACTACCAAACATACCTGTGCCTGCTCCAGCTTCAGCAGCTCCAGCTCCAGCACCTGCGGCAGCACTTCCACCAAATAGACCTGCGCCACCTGCACCAATACCTGCTCCTAGTAATGCAGTCTTTAGTGGGTTCTTACCCATAGCTGCACCACCTACTGCTCCGATACCTGCGCCTATAGCAGCAGGAATTAACATTTGTCCCATATTAAACCTTTCCCACTAAATAACATAATGGTTCTATAATTGCTCTATATATACGACCTAGAGTATCTCTACGTTTACCACGCATTTCTTTCCATAAGTCTGCTGTTCTGTGTCTTGCAATATGCTCTGCAATTTTGCGTACTAATTTGCGAGTCCATGTTGGTTTTGCACTAAACGCAAAGTTTACTACTGGTAAGAATAGTCTGTGATAACCCTTCTCAATAGTTTTAGCGTTAGGCATAGTTGCTGAATGTTGTAACCAGATAGCTTGACGGAATGAACCAAAGCCATAAGCCTGATTCATAGCAGTACATACTATTTTGCCACCACCACTAGACTGTTGTTGTGATGTAGATACTTGACCTTGAGGCGAACCATAAGCTGCACCAAGATAAGAAGCAAGTTTTTGATATGGTAAGTTTTGTTGATAATTATATCTATCAATATCACTTTGTAATGCAGTTTGTTGATAACCTTCCGCAGTTTTACCTACGTTAGCTAATTGTTGAATGTCTGCGTAATCACTAGCAGCCATTTGAGGTGCATTGACAGCAGCTTGGTTTTGTAAAGCACGTTCACCTGCATAATTACTGTAAGCCAATTCACCATACTTGTTAGCAAGTGTTGAGCCTAAAGTTTGTGCTGCTCTATTTTGAATATCAGCAGATACACCTGAACCATAACGACCTGCCATAGATGCTGTGCCTTGTGCTTTAGCAATAGCATCATTGTATGCTTGTGTAGCTTGTTGAGTAGGACCAGCAAGAGCTTGTGTAAGATATGGATTACCAGCAGATAAGTAATTACCACTAATAGTGCCTAATTGTTGTTGTTGTCCTGCTGTGGATAATGGACTACCTGCCATAGCTCTATTTTGAGCTGCTTGTAATGCAGTTGTTGTTTGTGAAGATGGACTGACATAAGTTTGACCAGCAAAGTAGTTAGGTCCTGGTTGTTGATATAAACTTTTAGCTTCGCCAAGTCCATATTCTACATAAGGTCTAACAGTAGGGTCTAGTTCGCTAGATGTTTTAGATGTAGTCGTGCCTCCACCGCCACCGCCTGAACCACCACCATAAAATGTGAATGACTCTACTAAATTATTTAGCCAATTGTGTAAACTTATCATATTGCTTTCCTTAAAGTGTGAATTCCCATGTTTGAGGTTTAAAACCTAATGATCTAGCTTTACGTTCCCATCCTTTACGTTGAGATGAAAATGTAACCCTAGACTTACCACCTTGTTTTGCTATTTGTTGTATTTCTTGCCATGCTTGATAAAATAATGTTTGGTCATTAAGTGTAGACCATGTAGCCCAGATATGAAGTGTGTCACCTATAGGTTGTAATACTACAAAACCTACTGCTTTGTTATCCACTAGACCTACAAATAACATAGACCTGTTTTCATAACAATCACAATAAACATCTTCTACTATCCATTGTGTATGACCATGTTGCCTTACTAATTCAAGACCATGTTTAACATAGTCCCAATGTTCTCGTAACTTATCTTTAGGTATGTAGTGTAATATCATCCTACTATTATATACTTGTATGTTCTAACAGCCGCATGGTTTCCATAGTGAACTACGCAAGAACCTTGTGCAAAGGTATCAAAATAAACGTCTACTAATTCAGCAGCAGAGTCATGGTTAATGGGCATAAATAAGATGACTGAATTAAAGCCTATACGTTCATCATAAAGTGTTGAGCTAGTGGTGTGTGCTGTAGTTACAAATTCACCTGTGTTGTTAGACTTGCCTTCTATTAAGCCATTTACAACTGTGCTAATATCTCTAGGCTCTGAACCTGTAGGGTTTAGCTTGCGGTACATATCACGAGCCATTATCTACCTCCATTAGTAGTAGAGTCTACATCTACCCCTATACAATGTGTCCATGTGCCTGTAGGCACGACTTTAAGTCTATGATAACGACCATAAGACCTTAAAGGTACTCTGCCCTCTGCTGAAGCTGCAACACCTGTTGAGAATGTAATAGTGTCATCTAATTCACGTCTGGAAGCTATAGAAACTGTTGCAGAGCCATTATCTATTTGTGGTCTTGCTAATGTAACAACAGAGTTATAACCAAATTCTAATTCACCTACGATAAGAGAAGCTGTGGTACTAGCACCTGTAAAGGTGACTATTTTAGTGTTATCTATACCACCAAAAATAAACTTACCACCTGACCAAAACCTATTATCAAATGATGTAGCGATAGAGTCTACTGTACCATAAGCATCTAAACCTTCTAGGGTAATAGTAGCACTCGCTAGAGAAGCTACATATTCTGTAGTGGTGTCAGCACTTGACCATTTTTTAACTAGCCAATTATAAATAAGAAGTGAACGACCACCTGAAGTATTAGGATAATTCCATATTACAATATTATTTACAGGGTCTACAGCAGAGCTAATAGTATCTGATAAAGCAGTATTTAAATTGCTGTAAAAGTATTCGTCTACCTTATCGTTACCAATATTATAAAGTTGTTGTCCATCACAAGAATAGAAACCATCATCCGCTAGGAAGTAGGTCATATTGCCATATTGTGTAATTGAGCCAGGTGAGTTACATCCTAAATTTCTACTGATTGCATCAAACTGAAAGAATAAAGGACTACCAATATAGGACATTCTTACAATAGCTCGTTCTAATAAGACTAAACCAAACTCCCCACCTGTGATACCAACTATGTTGCCACCTTCAGGAATAATTTGATAGTCTGACTGACTTGCACCACCTGAAGTCCAATCAGTTTCATCATTGATGTCTGACCATTGAACCTTGTTAGCTTCTGTATCTATATATGCTGCGACTACAAAGTCACGCACTACAGTTATGTATTTAGCTTTAGGTGCTGTTGCTGATACATCTGCAAATAAAGTAGATGTGCCTATAGTCCATGCTTGTATGACTTCATGGTTATTAGTGGCAAGTAACACATCACCAAATTGTGTGAAAGCCCATCTATCAGAGCCAGTATAACCACCACTCTTACTTACGTTAGAAAGAGCTAGTGTTGTGCCATTGTATTTGAATAATTTAGTAGCACCACCCGCAAAAAGTTCTGTAGATAATTGATATTTAGCGGCTACTACGTTATTAAGAGCCTCACTAGCAGCACTAGATAAGTCTGCTGATGCAGGAAATGGTGCGTATCCTACTGTGAGTGGATAGACGTTATTAGCCTCTAATAAAGCTCCAGTCGTAGAAGGTTGGTCTGGTAACCATTCTGTAAATGCTACTCTTTGAGTTGCCATTCATTTTCCTTATTCTGTTACTTCATCCCAAGATTTTGTATCTTCATTCCAAGTATATCTTTTATCATCTGTAGGCATATCTACAGGTGCTTTCCATTGTGCTTTTTCTGTATCAAGTAACCATGATGCAAAAGGTTTAGGCGGTATAAAAGCATCTAATGTTTCATCATAAGTGTAACCAATACCTGCATAGTTTTTACGAATACGAGCATTGTATGATGTTTGTTTCCAAGTGCCACCTAATAAGTTAGAGCAAAAAGCAATACCAATATCTTCTTTTTCTACACCATGTTCGTCAGCAGTATCTTGGTTAGATACTACGATACCTTGAACCACTACTCCGTTTTCAATCCTAACAAAATGCGCCATACCATACTCCTTAATTTAATTTTAGTTCTGTTAATGCTTTGTTATCACCAAGCGTGCCTGTTAAAAATGTGTTAAATGCAAGACTAACTCTAGTGTCTTTAGATGTTACTGATTCAACATTGTGAGTTAAACTAGATGGAAATAATACGATACCACCTGTTTTAACTTTAAACCACCAGCTATCTGAATTATAAACATCATAGTTGTCTGTGTCTAACTTCACTTGTTTATATCCACTATCATGGAATTTAATTTTATCTTCATCTTCATTTGCACTTATATATAACACACCTGATATAAAGCTATTAGGGTGAGCATGAGTGTGATGGTATTCATTGGGTTTAGTCCAATTTAACCATGACTGTGTTATATAAGGCTCAATTTTATATCTTGGTTTGCATATCTTTTCTATATAATTATTTACATGATCTAAACATATTTGTTTTAAGTCTTTAAATTCTGCTTCCTCAAGTATGTAGTTATTTAGGCTTGTTGTATTGCCTGCATTTTGATAAGTTAATTTACTATGCTTATCTACAAACTTAAGTTCTTGCTTATTAAAAGCTCTGTCTATGCTATTAAACATAACAGGGGTTGGAAATAATAACTCTATGCTAGGTTCATTCATTAAGCAGTATAAGTTCCTGTGCCTGTAAATGTAATAATAGTGTTAGCACCGCTAGTTGTTATTGTAGGGCTTCCTGTAATTATACCTGTGTATTTAGCAGTAGGAACTGATAATATAATTATACCTGATCCACCTGAACCGCCTGTGTCATAGCCACCGCCACCACCACCGCCACCTGTGTTAATTGTTCCAGGCGAACCAACAGCTGGACCTGTTCCACCAGCACCACCTCCACCACTACCACCAGCACCTCCAGAACCTACTCCTGCTCCACCACCTCCACCGCCAGCATAAGTTACTGATGAACCTGTAATAGAAGATGCTGTTCCAGCTCCACCTACTCCGCCATTGTATGGTGAACCAGTTGAAGCTGCTCCCCCTACTGCTCCAGCTCCACCACCACCACCGCCCTGCCTTCCACTGCCAGTTCCATATCCATTGCCACCATTGTTACCTTGAGAAGGGCTTGTAGAAGGAGTGTTACCTGCACCTCCAGCATCAGGTGTATTAGCTCCAGCACCACCACCGCCTGAACCTCCTGCTGTTCCAACAAATGGTGAAGTAGAAGTATCTCCGCCTTTACCGCCACCTGTGGAAGTTATTGTAGTAATTCCTGTTCCTGATAAAGATGAATCTTGACCGCTATACCAAGGACCACCTGATGTTCCTGTGCCAGCACCACCTAAACCTACTGTTGCTGTATATGTTGTTCCTATTTGTAAATAAATACCTGAACCTGTTCTATATCCACCAGCACCTCCGCCACCAGCACGAACACCTGAAGTTCCACCACCACCTGCGATTACTAAATAATCAGCAGAATAAGCACCTGCTAAAGTTCCGCTAGCAGTAAATGTATGTATTGTGTTTCCACCTGATGATGTTACAGTTCCACCTGTAAATATTTGTGAGCCAGCGTATGAGATGATAACTGTTCCGCTACCGCCTGTGCTACCTCCCACAACAGGGACATTACTGCCACCGCCACCACCACCGCCTGTATTAGCAGTTGCTGCTGTAGCAGAATTACCATTAGCTCCACCACCTGCACCACCTGCTCCAGCAGTTCCACCACTATATGTTCCACCACCACCACCACCAGCATAAGTTACACTAGAACCTGAAATTGAAGATGCAGAGCCAGCTCCACCTGCTCCACCAGTAGTTGATGAGCCTGTTCCACCAACTGCTCCTGCGCCACCGCCACCTCCGCCACCATAATTAGGTAAACTAGCTGAACCAGTGCCGCCATTATTTCCTTGTCCTGATGTAGCTGTTCCGCCAATTTTCCCTGTAGCACCAGCACCAGCTCCACCACCACCTGAACCACCATTTCGACCAGGGCTACCTCCATCACCTCCACCACCACCTCCTGTGGATGTAATTGTGGTTAATCCTGTGCCTGATAAAACTGAAGCAGAGCCATCAGCCCCAGGAGCTCCTGTAGCTCCACCAGCTCCAACAGTTACTGTGTAAGTTGCAGGATAATATAAAGTTGTTGTGCTTGCTAAATAACCTCCAGCTCCACCACCACCACCTTCATTAGTGCCACCACCACCTCCTCCAGCCACTACTAGATAACTAGCTGTAACTGCTGTAGCAGGGACTAATGTTCCTGAAGCTGTGAATGTATGAATATAGTTACCACCTGAAGTTGTCATTGTGCCACCTACAAATAAAGGTGTAGTAGATGTGTAAGATATGATGATTATTCCTGAACCACCCGCACCGCCATAAGCAACAGTTGATCTTCCACCGCCACCGCCACCTGTATTAGCAGTGCCAGCATTACTAGTATTATATGCTCCATTAGCTCCGCCACCAGCACCACCAGTTCCTTGAGTTCCTGGTGTATCAACAGCTCCACCACCGCCACCTGCGTAAGTTACGGATGGACCACTAATAGATGATGCTGTGCCTGCTCCGCCATTACCTGCAACACTTCCTGAACCATTACCACCAACAGCTCCAGCACCACCACCACCACCAGCAGCATAAGGTGTAGAACCTGTGCCTGAACCACCATTATTACCTTGTGATGGGCTTGTGCTTGGAGTATTTCCAGCACCACCAGCAAAAGCAGAAGGTGCGCCCGATGCACCGCCCCCTGAACCTCCTGAAGCTCCAGCGCCACCAATTCCCCCACGACCTCCGCCTGTGGAAGTTATTGTAGTTAAACCTGTGCCTGATATATAAGAATCACTACCACTAACAGCACTAGCTCCACCTGAACCTACAGACATAGTATAAGTGTTAAGTATAGATAAAGTTGTTGTGCTTTGTCTATATCCTCCAGCACCACCGCCGCCACCTGCCCCACCCCCACCGCCACCAGCTACAACAAGATAAGATGCGGATACACCGCCTTTATTTAAAGCGCCATAAGCTCTTGCGGCTTGGGTTGCTAGTCTTGACAATAATGACATTGTTAATTCCTATTTGAATTGAGTTTGTGCTGCAAATACTGTGAAAGCTGCTGAACCTGTCTTAACAATAGTATATGAGTAAGCATCAACACCTGAAGCGTTACCACTTGTCCATGCTGTGCCACCTTGATATTTAGGTGTGACAGAGTTTCCATCTATAGTAAGAGCATTATTGTAGTAAGCAGTTGCACCATTAGTCACTAAAAATACGACTGTAAGTGAATCATTAGTGGACATTAAAGTATTTAAAGATGTTGTTGCATTACCTCTAATATTGACTGTCCAGTTAGCACTTGCGTTAGATGTATAGTATAACACAGACTGTGTTGTGACATCATAGTTGATAGTGCCAGTAGCAGCAGTTGCAGAGATAGTTGAAGTTTCAGTAGCATTGATAAATGCAGAAGCTAAAGAGCCTGTTGCACCTGTAAAAGTTTGTTTAGCTGTAAATGAATTAGCAGCAGTTGTAACAGGAATATTAGCACCTGCTAAAGTTGCTGCACCTGTACCACCTTGAGCTATAGGAAGTGTAGTCGTGAAGCCTTGTATATCAGCATCCCAAGAAGCAGCAGTTGTGCCTGTAATTAAGATACAAGTGCAAACTGTGGTAACACCTGCTGGGACAGTAGCCACTAGGTTTGAGCCTGATGAGTTTACTGTAATAGCACCTGTAGAGTTATTATGTATCTCGTAGCGTTGTCCTAAAGACAATGTACTTACTACAGGTAACACGACTGTTTGTGTCGTAGAGCCTGTAAAGAATTGTAATAGTGTGCTAGATGCAGTAAGTGTAGTTGTACCTGCCGCAGTTGCTGTAGTGGTATAAGCTTGTGTAGCGTTATAGTCTACAGCTAGGTGAGCCATTAGGGAACGTATAGCGTTGTTTATCCCTGAAGGCGCACATCCCTCATTAATATCGGTGCTATCAATATCCGTATTACTTGCAGCGGTTGTTGAGTATTCTGAAATTTTTGTCTTTGCCATGTTGAGTCCTTAATTTATCCTTGTTGAAGCCATGTGTTACTACTAGAAGAAGTGTCTGTCCAAGTGTTAGAGCCTACTGCTATATCACTCCATGTTTCTGTTCCTGCTGTTACATTTGTCCAAGTTTCTACACCTGCTGAAACTGTAGACCATGTTTCTGTGCCTGCGGTAGAAGTAGACCATTCCTCACCTAGTCTATAACCTTTAGCGGTTAAAGATGCTAGACTTGAAATACGACCTACACCTGCAAATATTGCTTTTGCACTACATGAAGCTAATGCTGTTGCACTAATACTACCTGCACCATTTGCGGTAAAGCCACCTAGTGCAGTTGTTGTTGCTGTTGCTGATATAGAACCTGATGTTGTTCTTGTCCTAACACTATTAGAAGTTACTGTTCCTGTAGAAGCGATAACTCCAACGCCTGACCTAATTCTATTACAACTTCCTGTGGTTGTTGCTGTGCCATTTATAGTGCCATTACTCTTAAAGATAGCATTACCATTAGCTACTATTGTAGCGTTGCCTGTAATGCTTCCTAGCCCTGCTCTAACCCTATTAGCATTAGATGTTGCAGTAGCAGTAGCAGTTATTGCACCTATGCCACCTGTAATTTTACTACCATTTGATTCTAAAAATGCGTTAGCAGTAACAGAACCTACACCACTAGCAATTCTATTTCCACTAGAAATAACTGTGCCTGTAGCTGTTACACTTCCTATACCTGTTCTTACTCTATTAGCAGAAGTACTAGCGGTTGCACTAGCGGTTACAATACCCTCTGATAAATTTATACAAGCATTAGTAGTCCATAGAGTATCGTCTAGTGATAAGACTAAACTATCTAAACTACCAAAAGCATCTAGCTCATCTAGTGTCCAAGGTCCACATACTTTACCAGTATAAAAGTTATGGTCTAAACTATATGGGACACTTTCTAAACTACCATAGACGTCTAGTTGTTCTAGAGTTAATGGTACAGGCATATTAAGCCAATGTAACTGTTAGGCTACCTGAAGCAATCTTAAATATATCACCAGTTTCAATTGTTTTAGATGTGTCTAAAGGTGTGTGATATAAAAGGTTTCCTGTTGTAGATGCGTCAAATATACCTATGTGACTTACTGTTCCCCATGTAGATGTGCAAGTTGGGAAGGTGCAGTCAGCACTACTCGCAGCAGCTCCATTAGAAGGTGCAGCAAATGTAACGGATGTTCTAGCGTATGAACCACCAGTAACTTCTGTGCCTGATGCTGCGTCTGTTGGGTCTGTAGTAAATAATGCTACATAAACTGTAGCGGGTGATGTATAGGTTGTGTTTCGTAGAGTTGCATTTACAAGTGCGTTCTCTAAATAATTACTCATTTCTGCCATGATAATTCCTTATTGTGTTGTTACGTTTAATGAAGTACTAGGATATGTTCCACTAAGATCACTACTAATAATGTTATTAATTGCTCTGTCATACAAGGCAGACCACGTTTGTGTTCTTGCATCATTAAGTAGATAAGGTTCAGCTTCACCTAATGTTGCATACAGTAAAGCATCTTGGAAATAAGCTAGAAATAAATTACTTGCTGTAGAGCTAGAGATAAATGTTGGTTTAGCGTAATAAAGCATTTGTACTGTATATGTGCCATCCGGTGCAGGTGAGAATTGAAATTCTTCTGCAAGTATTGTAAATTTAGTAGGTAAACCAGAGTTTGCTATTTGACCATTACGAAAGAATAAGTCAGGTGATTGAAACTCTAAATTTTTAGGTGGGTTACCAGTAATATGTATTTCTTTAAGTTCTAAATAGTCAGAAGGTAAAGCGACTGTGCTATCACCACCTGTTGTAGTTGCTGTGGCTACCTTTAGCATTTGTCTTACTCGTAAGTCACGACTCATTCTATTTTGTGCTAGGTTTACGAAGTCAGGTATTTGACTAGTAAGGTCTGTCCTGGCTAAATAGTCTGCGACTACCGCTATAAACGTAGTGTAATTTGTAAATGCCATTATATTTCCTCTAATTGTCCTTTAAGTCTAGCCCAACATTTATCCATCTCGTCTTTATGCCATTCTGCACTAGCGATTGAACGTAGCCATTGGGTTCTATCTGGGTATTGTAAGTTTTCTATGTTTTCAAACGTATTTGATATAGGTATTGCTGGACTATGTGATGAAACTATGACAGGAACACCACAAATACTAGCTTGCACGTCAGCAACACTACCAAAACTCACTACAACATGAGCTTCACTTATGCTTTTTTTGCAGTCATGCTCACCTTTACGCTTAATAACTATGCGTCTATCCGTAAAAGCTCTTATTTTCTCTACTGTTTTGTCTACCCAATCATGTAAGCCATAAATATAGGTAGCTTTTTCAGAGGGTGGAAATATAGTAATGTATTCACCTTGTTTATAGTCTTTAACTGGTGGTATTTCTTTATCAGAAGTGCGCCAGTCTGTGCAATGAAAGTTATTGACACAAAACCTAGCCCATTCTAATTCGTGACTTCTAGTAAAATAACCATGATCTATAAATATATAAGGTATGTGTTGCTTAATACATTCTATTTGTATCTTATCAGCACCATTTAAGTTGCCCACTATAATGGGAATAGACTTACCATCCCATTCTCTTGTCAAAGTACCCTTACAATGCGTTTGTAAGCGTTTTAAGACGTTATCTCTACGTTCTGTGCCAGATAGTATTAACTGCATCTAAAACTTGTTTAACGCTAATATCATTAGCTTTTAAAAGGCAATGCCTACATACGCCATGATAAGTTCCACATGGGTCTGAACCGTCATGTATATTTGTATGTCCATCATATCCTAAATGTTTTGGTGAAGAAAACCCTGTCCATATTACAACTGCTGGAATACCTAAAGCTGCTGCTGCATGATGTAATCCACCATCAGTTCCTACAAAGAGTTTAGCTTTACTTAATATAAGTAAGGCTTCCCTAAAGTCATTAGTAATTATCTTTTTTGTATATACTTTAGCTAAATAGTCACCGACTTGTAACCAAGGTAAATTATGTTTTAATAATTCTTCCCAATAAGACCATGCTTTATTCTGTGCATGAACAAACTTATTCTTAACATTAGGTTCAACTAATATAAAGTCTTTAGGTAAGTCTTGCTTATCTAACCACTCTAATTCATCACTACTAAAATATATCTCGCCTGGCGTAACTTTAAACTTATCGTTGTAAGTCATAAAACCATTTTCAGTCTTTAAAGCATAAGGTCTATGACCAGGATAATTAGGTATCCATAAACCATCTTCATCTATAGTGGCTATGCGTGGGTTATTAGCAAAGATAGTCTTGTCATAAAAGTAAAGTTTTTTATCACCAAACTTAACCTTCTGTCCGGTAGTTTCATTTAACTCTTTAGCTTCTGCTGTAGCTATAAGCCAATCACCTAAACCCATGGCTCTACTTCCACTATATATTCTTTACTATTTATTTGTTCGTTAGTAATAACAAAGTAACTTGATAATTTATCTCTCCACCAATCAGGTGTTTGTAATATAAGATGTGCGTTACGACCATCAGGTAAAGTCTTTTTAGCAGGCACTAAACTTATCACTAATAAACCTAAATGCCTCATGCAACGCTTTATATCTTGCAATACATTATCTAACAAGTCAGGTTCTATATGTTCTAATACATCACCACAAAATACAAAGTCATGCGGTATATTGTTATTTTCTAAACCTTGAACACAAGGGTCATAATTGCTAATAGGTCTATTAAGGGTTACTTCTAATGTTTTCTTACCACATCCATAATCTAATATATCTTGATGATGTGCTATTTTACTAGCCCATTTATGACCAGACATACCGTAGTGTGTAGTATCGTGTAATATTTTTTGTTGTGCTAAATATGCTTCAGAGATAAGCATTACAGTTGTTTAGCAATACCTTCTATCGTTTCTTTCCATGTCTTATCATCTTGGTAGATAAGCCTCATATTTCTATACCATGGCATACTTACTTGAGCATAACGCCATTGGTGATATTTAGGTACTAGACACCAAGTCTTAACACCTAATGCACTAGAGCAATGTAGAGCTGTAGTATTGACCCCTATGACCATGTTACATTCTGCTATCAGAGCTGCTATATCATCATAGTCTTTAGAGTCTGCAACAGAAGGGAAGTATTTAACACCTTCTAATGGTGTATCTACGTTGTAGTCTAGGCTTACTAATACTGTATCTTTAAGTTTTAATAGTGGTGCTATATCGTCTTGGGTTAGGTTACGACCTTTAGCATTAGTTCTAAATGTGCCACCTTTAGTGGTGATACCTATAACTGTTTTACCCCATGAGTCAAACAATGCTCGCCACATAATTCTTTTATCTTTATCTGCCACTAGATAAGGTGTGCCTGGGAAGTCTTTATTAGTATGTCTAAAGAATTGTGGTAGTCCACCGATAGCTACTCTTGCATCAAAAGTAACTCCGTCTAACCATTCAACACTTTGTTCTTTACGAGTGCCATGCACTTCTGCTGTTGGAAAGCTACGTCTAAATAATGTTTCTAGTCTTTCATCACAGTCTATATAGACTTTCTTGCTTATCTTAATAGCGTCTGGGATACATGATGCGTAGAATATCTCATCACCTAAACCTTGTTCACCATAGATAATTAAGTCTTTACCACTAGAACCATCCCATCTAGGTTCATCACCATAGGTGAGTTCTTTTCTAAACTTACCACCTAATGACTTGTTCCATTCATTCCATCCCTTATCCCATTCACCTTTGGCTAGGTAACTATGAGCTAGGTTTAACTGTGCGTGTAGTTCGTTAGGGTCGCATTCCAAAGCCATCTTTGCTGACTTCTCTGCATCTTCCCATCTTGATAACTGCACCAATGAAGCTGCACCATTAGCATAAGCTAGTGCATAAGTAGGGTCTAATTCTGCTGACTTTAAGAAGTATTTAATAGCCTCATCAAACATATCTAACTCATGGCAAGCACGACCTAGTGAAGTCCATAATGCTTTGTTGCCTGGTTGCTCTTGTAATGCTCTACGAAATAACTGATAAGCAAATGCTGGCTTATCACCCATGAGCCAAATGTAACCTAGAAAGTTTAAGGTTGCTGCATCATTAGGATATATTTCTAATACTGTATTGATAAGTGGGTATGCGTTCTCATAGTCTTCTTTTTGTATGAGATCATGTATAGCAAGTTGTATCTGTTGTAATTCTTTTTTATCCATGCTTTGCTATGGTAGCTTTTAAATATGGATAGTTAGTATTTATTTCTTTTAACAGTTCTTTTGTTTGGTTAGGGTTATATATATCTATACCCTTTTTCTTTAATTCCATTTCCACTATAGTGGGAATAGTAGCGTAATGCGCCCATTCTTTTTTAACACCTTTAGCCCATGCTTCAGGGTCATTTCTTTTTTGTTGTATGTCATCTAGTATAGCAGTCACATCTTGACTACTTGTGAGATGTATCATATCTGTAATAGGGTCATAATCAAAGTGCTGTGTAATACCTGTTACTTTGTCATGGTCAAATAATATTGGCATAATTTTTTCTTAAAATAACAATAGGGAGGTTTTTAAGCCTCCCCACTATTATATCATAACACTACTATGCAGCGTTAGTATTTTGCACTTTTGCGTGTGCATCTGGGTTATTAACAACTAAAGCGTACTCTGTTGTTAAGAGCCAGTTTTGTGAGTCACCTGTTTTAGCAAGTTCTTCTTTAGCCATAGGGCGTAAAGTAGCGACACTAACATAATTAGGGTCAACTGCTAATACACAATGATCACGCATGAAACGATCAAGTTTCACAGTATGATTACCAAAGTCAGAAACGTAAATATCAGCAGCACCAGTAATTACAGCTTGTGATGTGCCTTGTACGTTATTGTATTTAGTAGCAATACCTGCGAAAGCACCGAAACGTGCTTTGTTAGATGCTGACATAAGGATAAGTGTTGGTTCGCCACCATCTGTCCATGCTAATTGTAATGCTGACTTTAAGTCTGCTTCTACAAATGTTGAAGCTGTACCGTCTGTTGGAGCTGCAACTGTTCCACTAGCAAAACCAGGTGTTGTACCTGCTGCTGAACCTGTTGCTAATACTCTGTTGACAATCCATGACTCAATACCTGCTGAAGTTCTAGCAGTAGCAATACCACCTGCTGAAGATGCTTGGTTACGAACTAACGCATATTCCATGTCACGTTTAAGTTCTTTACCAGCTTTCATAAGTTGATAAGCTACTTCTGACTTACGACCATATTTTTTAACTACGTCATAAGTGCCAGAAATTTTAACAGTTTTTGCTGAAATTTGTGTATAGTTTCCTAACACAGTTGTTGCTGCTAATGTTGCGTATGTACTATCAAGACCTTCAAGCTGTGCGTTAGTAGCTGCTGCTGCTAATGCGTCTGTTTGCCATTGATGGTAAGTTTGTCCTGCTGTTGTTCTTTTTGCTACTGAAAGTAGCGGAGTATCTTCTGGTGAGATGTCAAAAATAACATCTTCAAAAGACTCTGCAATTCCCTTTCCATTATAACTATTCGTTGCGGCTATTGCCATTATATTTCTCCTAGATCATCTGTTCGATAAGTTGTTGAGCAAATTCTTGTTTGCCAGTTGAGCGTAACGAATCACGCATCTTCTTCGCATTAGAACTTGCCTGCGTTTGTGTATCTTTTGAACCAGGTTTCACTACCGGTTTTGCGCTAGATACTTTTTTCTTTACACTAGAGTTTTGTTGTAGTTTGCGCCATTGCATAGCGTCATGCAGTACCTTCACGTGACGAGGGTCAACAATTGAATTGAGTTCTGCATCTGAAAAGCCATAATCCTTACCAGTAGATAATAGGTCTTGGGTAGTCTGTTGACTCCATCCTGGTATCTCTTTGGCTAAAGACTCTTTTCCTTTTGCGATCTTCTCTTGCATCAATTGCGTCTGCTTATTAACGACTTCCTGCTTTTTGGCTTCAAACTGTGAAACTAATGTGCTACGTTCTTGCTGTAGCTGGTTATATGTAAAGAAAAGTTTTTGCGCTTCTACAAAGTCACTATCAGATAACTGATTCCAATTCACGTTAGCATATTGGTTCAGTTGTTGGTCTAGTGCTGTAATTTGTGCTATTTCACCAATTAACATATTTTGTAGCTCAACTTGTTGCCTAAAGTTTTCCTCTTGAACCTTTATGTTCTGTGAGTATGCTTCAAGTTCCTTACGTTGTTCTGCTACTTCCTGTGTCTTCTTGGTGTAATCAAGTCCTTGTTGTGCTAGTGCTACTACTTCATCAAGTGGTTTTTCAATTTCCTCACCATTTACCTTTAGCTTTAGTAAGGCAGGCGTTTCCTCTTTCGAGTCACCTTCTTCTTCTGCTTGGTCATCTGGTGCATCTTCTGTTGCTTCTTCATCTGTAGTTTCTGCTTCCGCTTCTACTTCAGTTTCATCAGCTTCCACCGGTGGTTGTCTTTCCTCAACTATTACGTCTTGGTCTTCAACAGTATCCAACATAGCCTCTAAACGACTTTGTGGTGACTGCTCATTAGCTTGGTCACTCATAATATTTCCTTAAAAATAGACAATAAAAAAACTCACTAAAGTGAGCTTTAAGTAGGCTTGTCCTTACCTAAATATCTTTAACTTACTACTTGTTTGGATAGATGCCATCTTACCTGTCTGCATGACATCAGTAAGTTGCTTCTCTATTTGGTTTAATAATTGTAATGCGATCACTAGCCTGTTATGTGTTTGTTCATCACCTAATCCGCTAGTTCCCATAGCTTTAATAATGTTATCTTTAACAGCTTGCATAGCGTTGATGAATGCTGGGTTCTCTAATACGACACCTGCTTGTTCACCTAACTTAATTTCTTCTAAACTTTTATCTTTCATAGTATGCCTGCTTGAGCTTTAAGTTGTGCAATGGCTAGGTCTGTTTCAGCTTTGAGTTGAGCTTTAAACTTCTCTAACTCTGCCTGTGCAATAATCTTTTCACGTTCAATAATAATATCATTCTTACTACGTTCTTGCTCTTGCATCATTTGAGCTTGAGCTTTTTGTTGTTCTATTTGTAGCTGACCTTGCACCATGATCTCTGCTTCTGTAGGTTTGTCAGGTTGTGGTTGTCCTTCTTGGTTTGCAGGGTTAGTCCAAAATTCCTCTGGGTTCTTAAAGCCTGCATTCTGTGTCAGTTTAGCAAGTGCGTTGTATATCTTTTCAGGGCTAGTGATACCTATTTGGATAGCTTCTTTTTGCATCTGTAAGATAGTGGTTAAGTGCATAAGTTGTTGGTCTTTGTTACCTGCACCCAAGCCTACAGAGATAGACATATCTTTACGAGCTTTCCATTCTCTAGGGTCTACTTCTACCCATCTATTGCGTAGACGGATAATGTCAGGTTTAGTAAGTGTTGTTCTCACTAACCTATGGACTAATTGGAATAAGTCTTTGACACCTGTTTCTGCGAATGTTCTTGCGACTAACTCTATACGTTGTTGTGCTGCACTCATAATTTGAGCAACACCTGAAGCTGTCTTGTTTAGTGAGTTAGAGTCTAACCCTTGGTTATATGCTGTAATACCTGTTCTCTTTTCTTTCATAGAGTCCATATACTCTACCATTGAGAAGGTAGATGCAGGTAATGGTGGATGCTGTAATGGCATAATAGCTGAACCAGGCTCACCACTAACACGCACAATACCACCAGGGCGTGATGTAAGCATATCATCTAGGTTTACTCTGTCTGATATGGCATAGCGACCATTGTTAGCTAGATACATATTATCTAGTTGTCCACGCAATAGCGTAGACTTAATCATTTGTATATCTTGTGTTAAGTCTGAATAGCTACGACCTATGTGTCTATGTGGCATTATCATAGGAGTAATACAAGCGAATGGTACATACTCGCATTTTTCTTTATAGATAATTTCGTTACCTAATACAACGTAACGCCATCTTTCACCATTGATCTTAATGTAAGTATCTTTGACTAGCGCATCATGTTCATCTACAGCTCTGTCAAATTCCTCACTATAAATATCTCTTGCATTAGACTCTTGCTCAAATACGCTTCTAATGTCAGACATGATACCTTCCACTTTAGACTCTGAAAGGTTAAATGCTTCTGCTACCTCTGCAACTGCCATGAGTTCTCTATGTTGCACAAAGCGAGCATCATTAAGTGAAGGACCTGTAGTGTCTACAGATACCATAATGTTTTCAGGTGCTACGTTCTTTATCTTAATACTGTCTTTGCTCTCTGTTACTTTGAGTTTAACGTCATGTAACATAGGTTGCATGATAGACATAGGGTCTTGGTTATTCATCATAGCTTGTTGTTGAAGCATAGCTATATCTACACTAGGGTCAGGATAAGCAGTATGTTCTAATACTTCTGTCTTATCATCTGAAGCAAGCATCTGGAGTTGTGCGTCTGTTAAACCGCTATACTCTACTTCTTCCATCTCGTCTTCAGTTTCAGTATAAACCTTGACGTATCCGTTCTTACTTAATAGGGCATCTTTAAACCATACATAGAATATGTTAAAGCCTGCGTTCTTTTCCATGACTACATGGTTTACATAATCAGTTTCTTGATCTGCTGCATCTTGGTCTTCAGGACCTTTAGGGTCAAAGGTAACAACTTTATCACCAGCTACAAAAACTTTAAGTAATTGTGGAAGTGCAGACTCAATAGTATCTTGCACGTCATAAGACACGACTTGGCTACGACCTTCTACTTCGTTGCCGAAAGGTAAGCCTAGATAAAAGTTAATAGCCTCTGATCGTTCAAATGACAACTGTGAGTCATTGACACCATAAGACTTACTTTCTTCAGCTTCTATTCTAGCTACTATTTCGCTGTCTGATAATTTCATTAAACAATTCCCATATTATTATATTGTATCTTATTGGATGTCCATGATTCATTCTTCATGTTCTCAATAGATGTGCATAAATACCTAAAGGCATCAGCTCCATGAGAATACTCGTCATGTAGTGGTGCGCCAGGCTCATTGGTTGCAGAGTTTATAGCTCTACGATAATTCTTTAAACATTCCACTAAACGAGATGATGACTTATCAAAGTATATTCTGTGGAAGTTCATGCGAGATAACTTAATACCTGACTCTATATCATTCTTTGGCACTATGTTTACATCCCATCCACGTTTACGCATGATGTCTTCTGCTGATATACCATGCTTAAAGTCTTTAGACTGTCCGTCATGTGGTAGAAACATTGTTCCCCAATTATAAGATAAGTCTTTTAACTGTGCTGAATAACTATCTAGTGTCCGGTGATCGTCTTCTATGTAACCTATAATTCTTATATCTGATACACCACGTTGGCATAGGATAACTGACATACTGTCGTTCCATCCCAAGTCCATGACGATATGAACCTTTAACATAGGGTCATAAGGAACTGCTGTAACACGACCAGCTTCTTGTGCTTCTCTTATTTCATTAGCATAAATAGCACCATCAACTGCTGCCTTACAATCACCTTCCCAGATGTTGTTATAGTCAGGGTTAGTCTTCTCACTATGCTTACGTTCTATTTCCAAGACTTCAGGAAACCATGGGTTATCATGGTAATTAACTTTAACGACTTTAGCGTTATCCGGTGGACTGATAACAAACCTTTGGTATGTATCGTCTGTATCTATATTAGGGTTAAATGATACCCATATTTCAGAGTCAGGCTTTCTTATAGTGGGTATAAGAATATCCCATGACTTCTTACTAACTGTTTGTGATTCCTCTACCCATACTATATCGCATCCTTCAAAAGACTTAATAGACTCGACAGTATTCGTAGCAAGACCAGTAAAGCTAAAACTTGAACCATTAAGACCACGAATTTCTGCTTCCAAGACCTCGTAGAATGCACCAAGCCCAAGTGCTTGTATTTGGTCGTTAAGTAATGCATGAACAGACTGTTTGATAGACTTTTGAATTTCTCTAGCACAAAGTATCCTTAATGGCTTATTGCTTGCCTGTAATAGTAATGCTCTTGCCATCCCCCAAGACTTTCCACTACCACGACCACCATAAGCTACCTTGTATCTATGTGGTTGGAATAGGAAGTCTAGCTTATCAGGAAACTGGGCTATCGTCTTTTGGTTTAACAAAGTCTAATCCAATGCTGATAGGTAAGTCTTTACCATCTACGCCTGATAGTTCTGTAGTAGCTATAGCTTTGCCATCTATTCTATCGCCTATTTCCTTGATAGCACCTAGATCACCTTCTTGTGCTTTCTCATATAGCTTCTCTGCAATAGCGTGTATTCTTTTGTAGTCTTCTTGGACTGCTAACTTCCTAATTGTATTTGCCCATATTCTATTGTTTTTATTAGAATTAATATTGCCTACCGGTGCGCCTACTTTAGTTTCTTTATCTTCATTGTTATCCATTGTTTTGCAACTCCGTTAGGTTGGTTGCCCTCTGTTATAGTTCTGACTCTTTGTCTTGTCCTGTTAAGGGATATATCATTCTATGGTAAGTCTGCCACCACTCTTTTGCGTAATCAGTATTCTGATAATCCTTAAAGCAAGGTGTGCCGAGGGTGTGATGGACTAACTTAACATCTTTGTTATATTCTTGTTCTGTTTCTAACCAATTCCATTCTTTAGGAAGGTTGCCTACTTGGTCTTGATGTTTTAGCCAGGCAAACCTATGTAAGTACTTACCACTAGATGATGTAACGAATTCTGGTGTGAGTTGCTTGTTTAACCAATGACCGCAGTTCCATAACATGACGCTACTCCAATTTTTGCATGGGTAGTCTTCGTTCTTTGCACCTAGATATTTAGTGGGATGCTTTGTCTTATAGTGATGCTTAACTACTTTTACAGCTTCGTTTATATTATAGTCTTTTACTAACTCTGCTATATCTGATCTACATATCATATCGCCATCACAGAATAGGGCTAGACCTTTAAAGTCTGATAGATATGGCACTAGGAAGCGTGAGTAGATAAACGCATTACTTCCATCTGTGTGTGTTTCTTTGTATTCTGATAATGTATTTAATGCTAGTGGAGTAAAGCTCACCGGTATAGTTGCGTGTTCTATTACTGACTGACAGAAGACATGATATGCAACTGGTTCTACTTTACCATCAAAGCCTACAAATATTTTTAACATTATTTTTTATTGCGTGAACTGATATTCTTTGCCTTTGTTTTTGCATCTGCTTTTGATGATGCACCCCAAGCCTTTAAAGATAGTAATAGTCTAGTGGGTTCACCATTAGGTTTACGTTCTGGTCCTGGCATATTACCCATTCTTGCTAGGAAAGATGCACGTCTAGGGTTATCACCTGACTTTACTGGTGCTTTTAGAGTGCCACCTGTTTCAGCTTTGTATGATGCACGACCTTTGGCATTGAGTCCGCCTTTAGGGTTCTTGCCTGCTTTCTTTTGCCAAGCTGCACTCATTTCTTTTTCTTAGCTGTCTTTGCTGATTGTTTAAATGCCATAGCTGTAGGTGCGCCCTTTGTTCCTGGCTTTCTCATGCGCTCATTAGAGCCAGCTTTAATTCTAGCTTTCTTTGCTGCAATATTTGCGTATAAACCTGGTTTCATGTTATTTTTTTCCGTAAAGATGTTTAGACATAATAAGAGTTTGTTTTTCTTTAGTAGTCATTGGCTTTGTAATTGGACCACCTACTAACCATGCACTACATGTTCTATCTGCTGCGCACTTAAACTCGAACAGCTCGCAGTAACCGAGATTACTTGAGTCAACTACCTCAGATGAGTATGTTTCGTTATCTGACTCTTCACCTTGTATGCCACTAACTATGCAATCCATCATTTCAGGAGTTTGGATAAATGCAGAGCAATTACCACAACGCATAGTCTTTGCAGTTTCTACTGGAGTTTGCCATTCATCTGACTTGGCAATCCAAAATTCTTTGTTTGGTTTGTCTGGGTTAGCTGGACCATAACCTACATTTTTAAACGCCCAGTCCCTATTTTTTAGGTTGAGTTTTACGTCATGTGTTACGATTGGACATTCTTTAGCCATTATTTTTTCTTTTTAGCCATGCCACTAACACTTAATGCAATAGCGGTCGCTTGTTTAGGGCTTGAAACTTTTTTAGATGACTTACCTACGTTTAAAGTTCCTGCACCAAATTCTTTATAAACTTTTTTCATTTTTGCCATCTTGCCTACTTTGGTTGTTGGTTTCTTCATGTGGCTTCCTTAACTTAATAAATGTATCAAACTGACAATTTTGGCAAACAGGATAACCGGTTGAGTCGTATGCTTCACCGCATTGTTCACAAACATTGACCATAAAAAAAAGCCCTATTCAAGTAGGGCGAGTTGGAGATTACTAAAAAATGAACGCTTCTCGTCCATAGAGTTAGGATTATACTACATTTCATAATAAATGTACAATGTTTTATGCATCTATTTTACGAGAGGCCATCGTAAGTAAATTGTCAATAGCCATCTCTAATTTGTATTCGTAAGCAAAAGGCTTTTTACAACTTAAATATCTATAAAAAATAGCTTCCTGTTGATCAACGGGTAATCCATGTATAAGAGTATCGATAATTTTAATATTGTTAACATCTTGAGCTAATATTAATTCGTCAAAAGAATCTGACGTAGAAGCTCCTCCACTCATCATAACTAATGATTTAGATGGAAAACCTAACTTATGTGCTGGCTTTTTCATCCAAATAGACCAATCTTCAATTATCTGTAAAAGCCTATCAGTACTAAGCATTATGAGACGTCCTTAACTTTACAATGCCATTTTTTCTTATCGTCTTGGTGCCATCCATGCACATGAATAGTCCAACCAGCATCACGAACTGCACCTACATTCTCATGGTCTGCAATCTTCTTAACTCTTGCCGACATATTGCCTGCGGTTGTTGTTTGAACAACTAAAGTTTCTTTTCCTTTTAAACATAAGAGGTCTCCAAAGCCATAAAGGTCTTTTCTTATATTTGCACCCGGTATCCATTTCTCTACAACATCAACGAGGTATCCTTCTTCTCGTAATTTAGCCAAAGACAACTGGGTAGGTGATTTACTTGCCATCGTTTATCTTCTGCAACTCACCTGTAGACTTATTAAGCTCGTATTCATAAGCATGTGGTGATACGTCAGGACTGTTTTCTTTTCTCTTAAAAATCTTATCCCAGTTATTTTCAAATACTTTTTTATCTTTTATTGGTCTTTGTGAGCTTCCTTTACCCATTACTTTACCTCCAGATGTCCGCTAATAAATAAATATCCTATAGTTTTACGATGTGCTTCTTCCCACGCTGCTATTCTATCCTGTTTATCTAACGTCTTATCATTGTCTATCATGTGGTGGCATTGATTACATAAAAAAGCTATGCGATAATCATGCGACTTAATTCCGGTACCTTTACCGTCCCTTAGTTGGTTAGAATGTGCAGCTACTATCGTTCCATCTTGCATAGAACACATCATACATGGTGCTCCGTTAGCTAACTTAAGTAGTTTATGACTTCTATAATTACTCATCCCATCCCCAACCGTAACTTTGAGCCCATATTTCTATCTCTTGTTGGTAAGATGCCATTTCACTAGTGGTAAGTTTAGTAGTGGACTTAATAAGTTCTACTGGGTTACCTGCTATTTCCGTTTGAAAGCGCAAGAACTTGTATCCCATAAGTTCGTGTATCTTATCTTTCTCAACCCCTAGATGATTACCTACGCTTGTATATAATTCCCAAAGACGTAAATTTTGCTCAAGACTTCTGTTAAGCTTTGTATCTGCTACCGTGACTCGCCAGTGCTTTGTCCAGTCAAGGTTTTTTAACTTCTCTATAAGATTCGGTAGGTTTTGCTGCGTGAGTGACCATTTTATCATCTTTCCATCCTTTAGACTTAATTATTTTTCCATCATTAAAAGTAACTTTATATTCACAATTACCAAATAACTTAAACCAATTACTATCTTCAAATTTCATAGTGGACTATCTCTGTAACGTAATGACTTTGGGTCAAACCATAATGGTATTCTTCCTTCCCACTCATAATGACGCTGCTTTGTTAAGTTCATATAAGCATCAGGCACAACATTCATGTCTTGATCTTTTAAATTACCAAATGCTATGTCTTCCTCTTTTTTCTTATTTCTAAAAATAGTGCAACAGTTGTCAGCTAAGTTTGTAATGTTGCTACTTCCCATAACGTCAAATTTAGATGGAGAATGATTTATCTCATCTATGGTTTTTCTACTATGAGCAACTAGATGAATATGTATGTTCAAATCTCTAGCTGCAATACATATCTGATCTAAAAATTTTTTCTGTCCGTTATAATCATCTTCATTTATAGAACACTTCATTAAACTGTCTATCACAAAATGTTGCACTCCTAATTGCTCAGCTCCATAGTAAACTACACTTAAAACTTTATTTGCGTTTGTAGAGCCTAGTTGATCATATAACCATAGTTTTTCATTTGCCTTTGTTAAAAAATCCTCTATGTAAGAATCTGTAGGCATATCACTTCCTAATGATTGCCTTATAAATCTTGCTAATGTAGACTTAGGTGTCATCTCAAAAGAAGCAACTAAACATTTATAATTTTTTAATAGATGCAATGTTACATAATTTAATAGCATACTTTTACCATGACCTGAATAACCTGACCATATAGTAACCTCGCCAGGTCGTAATCTCCATAAATCATGAGTTTTAGCAAATGGTAAAGTAGCTCCACTTTGCATTTCTCCATTAAAATAATTAATGGTAGACTCTAAATAAGTAATTGGACTTTTAATCTTTAAATATTCTTCTGATTCTCTTGTAAAAAAATAATTTTTTATCTTATCTTCGTTAATAATTAAATCTTGAACTTTTTTATCTAGTGACATAGTTCATAAGCCTCTTTTATCCTATGATAAGCTAAAATTAATCTTTCAGTATCTGTATTATCTAATTTTTTACCTTTAGATAAATCTAATGCAGCAATAGCACATAACAGTACTTCGTTAGAAAGTGTTGTCAATACAGCATAGGGATTAAATGCTCTTTTTAAAGACTTGTAATTATTTTCTAATTTATCAGGAAATAAATCATCAAATCTAATCCCAACAGCATCTAATATTTCATTAGTGGGGCAACCAGAAAAGCAATGTATAAGAATTCTTCCATCTTTAGTATATTTTATACCAACAGATGGGGATTTATCATCGTGAACTGGACATAGGCATTGCCATTGATCAGACCCTGACTTGTAAACTCTTTCGAACTTAGAAAGTATTTCATTTATTTCCATATAATCTCCTTTTATATGCTTTTATATTCTTTAATCTTATATTATCTTCTATTATATTATATCTAACATAGGTTGTATATAAGCATTATATATTAATTATATTATCAGGCTCTAACCAATCCTTTAACTCAATTAAAACCTTGTTTATAAAGACAATTTCTTTGTGAAGTCTAAATGCAATTTTTCTAGCATCAGGTAATTCACCATTTTTTTCAGATGCCAAGCACCAAAGCTCAAACAATGTTGCTTTTTGAGTATCTGTCAAAGCATGCCAGTCAGGATCATTTATAATGTCTCTCCCGTAGCACTTAAACCAAACCATAGAGCTTTTATTTTTAAAATGTTGAAATTTGCTCCAATTTCTAATTCTCATATAATCTCCAGTATTTATTTGTTATCTAAATATTTTAATACTTGCTCTTTTATCCATTTAGATCCGCCTAAGCCTTGGATAATATGTTTGTATTCTAATGGCAGCATATATTTAACTCCAGCGGTAGGTATTGCATTTTTAGGTCTACCTGCCCCTTTTCTTTTTCCGCCTCTACTCATTGATTTATAACCCCTTTTTATTAGAAAAGTTGATAATAACATGTTTTTGAAAAAAAGTGTTTACTTTTCCTATAATTATAATATATGATTACGTTGTAATTTAGATAAACATTGGAGATAATAATGGCAAATGAATTTGGAAAGGCAATTGATAAAACATTTTTAAGTATAGACCAGGCTGAAACAAGAGGTTTTTTACATAGAGATTATATTGCCCACTGCTTAAGATGGACTCATGTAGTTAAATGGATTTCTGCAAGCAGTAGATATAAAACAGCTAAAGTATTAGACATAGGATGCGGTAAGGAAATGCCGTTAGCAAAATTATTACATTCATCGAGACTTGCGCCATTGTTTTATGCAGCAGCAGATGTTTCTAAAATAGAAATGCCTCAACATTTTGCTACGTCAACATGGAAGCCTAATCAACTACTACCTGAAACAGACGCAGCTTTATTAACTGTAGACAAGTTAGAGCACCAACCAAATGTTATAGTTTGTTTTGAAGTTTTAGAGCATATAGAACCTGAACACTGTAGGAGAATGATGTTAAATTTTTCTAAGTTAATAGAACCAGGAGGAACAGTATTTTTATCTACTCCATGCTATGACAGTAAAGTTGGCGCTGCAGCAAATCATGTAAATGAAATGACATACCAAGCATTTGGAGCGGCTTTAGAGGATACTGGCTGGAGAATTCAAGGGCATTGGGGAACATTTGCATCTATTAAAGATTATAAAGACGTATTAACGCAAGATCTAAAAGATTTATTTGATAAGTTTAAAGGGTATTATGATTCAAATTACCTAGCAACAGTTTTTGCTCCATTGTATCCGCAATTATCAAGAAATTGTATCTGGGAATTAAAATTTGATAAAGAGTCTGACTTAAGATTATTTCCAAGCTTAAAGGATGTAGATGGTCCATGGGGCAGTAGTGATAAATGGAAAGAATTATTAACTTAAGGAGATCGTATGGCTACAAATTATCAAGATATTATTAATTTTCACAATAAGTTTGGCTTAAAGTACGACGGCAAACCTATGTTATTAGATAAAAATACTACTGACTTTAGAATTAAATTTATACAAGAGGAGTTAAATGAACTTATTGACTCATCAAATAACAATGACATTGTAGGAATGGCAGATGCTTTAGTAGATATTGTATATGTTGCAATGGGAACAGCTTATATGATGGGTCTTCCATGGCAAGAGTTATGGTCAGAAGTACAAAGATCTAATATGGAAAAAGTAAGAGCACTAAGCTCATCTGAATCTAAAAGAAATACATCTCTAGATGTTGTCAAACCAAAAGGTTGGACTCCACCTAATCTTGAATTAATTATTAGTGATGCAGCAAACAAAGATGAAATATAAATTGATACTTGAAGGTCCTGATGGCGCTGGAAAATCTACACTAGCTAAGTCTATTGGAAAAACTTGGCATCATGGTTATTACGACGATGCAAAGGAAATGTTTTGTGAGGTTGCAAAATCAATATTAAGTGAGTGTCAAGTCATAGATAGGTGTCATTATTCTGAAATAGTATATTCAGGCATTCATAGGAATGAAAAACAAAGGCTTGGAAGCAGGATACGTATGCTAGATAGATTAATTTTATCAAAAAAATATATAGTAGTTAAATGCTTACCAGATTATGAGGTATGCTACAAGGCATGGTCAAGTGGTAGAGACGAGATGGTTAAAGATGAAGTAAAATTTAAAAAAATTTACCAGTCTTATTCTAATTTAGAAATTAACACACCTCATGTTGTATATGATTGGACTAAAGATAGCATTAAAACTTTAGAAGTTAAAATTAGCAATTTAAATTTATACGATAATAAAGGTCCAGGTATAGGAAACTTTAAACCTGGAAATATTTTGTTAGTTGGAGATAAGACAAACGATAAAGATTTTGGAGGCATTGATATTCCATTTGTGTCATGGTCAGGTTGTAGTCCATGGTTATCAGACCAGTTAGACAAGTCAAGTATATCTGAATCTGAATTATATTTTGTTAACTGTATTACCACTAGCAATGAATTAACATCTGCTAATTTTATAAGTATATTAAAGCCAAGATTAGTAATTGCTTTAGGTGAACATGCGGCAAAATGGTGTGAATTAAATAAAGTGCAGCATGAAAGAATTAGTCATCCTCAATATTGGAAGCGTTTTAATTCTAAAAAAATATATCCATTAATTGATATTTTAAAAAAGGCTACAGTATGAGTCAACAAGAAAAATATTTAGAGATATATGAAGATTTAATTACTTATGGCAAAGAAAGATCACCTAGAAATTTGTTAACAAAAGAAATAGAAAATTATCATGTTGAGTTTTTGCCTAACCACCAATTTATTAATTTTGAATCTAGAAAATTAAATATAAATTATATAAAAAAAGAAATTCAATGGTATTTTAAGGGTGATTTATATGACTTAAGCATTTGTGATGAAGCATCTATATGGAAAAAATGCGTAACAAATGGAAAATTAAATAGCAATTACGGGCATTATTTATTTAGCAATGTTGGCTTGGGCTTTGTGGTAAATGAACTGTTAAAAGATAACGATTCAAGAAGGGCTTTAGTATCTATATTTGACTCACACAAGCACTTATACTCTGATAATAATGATGTTCCATGCACATGCACTTTAGGATTCAGAATAAGAGATGGGAAATTAAATATGACAGTTCATATGAGAAGTCAAGACGCAGTCTATGGTTTAGGTAACGATTTACCATTTTTTAATTTGTGCTGGGAAGTAGTATCTGTATTACTTAATGTTGAACAAGGTAAATACCATCATTTTGTTGAGTCATTTCATATATATGAAAAGCATTTTGACATGGTAAATAAGATCTTGGATGATGATAATTTTACAGAAATTACAAGACCTAAAATTGCTTTAATAGATGCCAAGCAGTTAATAAATGCTCTTTACCCATCAGCAGATAGTGATTTCATGAGGTGGTTACATGATAAGACCTAGTATTGATGAGTATTTTATAGATATGGCTAAGTTAGTGTCAACACGTGGAACTTGTATACGCAGAAAAGTAGGTTGCGTTTTAGTGTCTAGGGATAATAAAGTACTTGCTACCGGTTACAACGGAGTACCATCTGGATTTTCACATTGCATTGATGAGCCTTGCGATGGAGCATCTTATGCATCTGGTCATGGATTAGACAAATGTGAAGCCATTCATGCAGAAATGAACGCAGTGATTCACTGTAATGACATTAAGATGATATATACCGCATACTGTACAACAGCGCCATGTATTCATTGTATAAAAGTGTTACTTAATACTTCATGCAAAAGATTGGTTATATTTGAATCTTATCCCCATTCCGAAACAAGTAAAAAATTATGGCATCAAGACAACAGAATATGGCATTCTATAAAAAAGTCTTAATAATCAACATGTTATAAAATATTAAAATATTTGAAAATAAGTGTTTACTTTTCATAAATAGACAGATATAATGCTTGTGTAGTGCATTTTAATTTGGAGATTATAAATGAAAATTAAGACAATGATAATGCTGTCAATAGCATTTTGGGGTTATGTTTGGCTTTGTTTGCACATTATGGGTAAGTTAGCAGGTGTAATATGAATAAATGGTTATGGCTGTTTCTTTTTGTGTTTTGGGGGTATTTTATATGTCGATTACTTTAGTAGATGTAGTAAAAGAATTACGCAGATGCACAGCAGAACTGAAAGAGTCTAACGATAAGTGGCAAGCTAAAGAGCAAGCGGCATTAGAACAATATAACTTGGAGAATGGATATGAGTCAACAACAATTTTACGATCAAGTGATGATGGAACAACACCAACAAGAAGTACTGAACACTTTAAAATTAGTAACAGGAGAGAAACAGATGAACTATAACGAACTACGCAAAATTAATGTATCAGACCATATTGAGAAAAAAAATGGTCTATCATACCTATCATGGGCTTGGGCGGTAGACACGCTTCTACAGCAAGACCCAACTGCTACATGGGGATATGGTGAGCCTAAACAGTTTGGTGAAACGCTTATGGTATTCTGCACAGTTCATGCGTTTGGTAAGTCTATGACTTCACAATTACCTGTGCTTAACTTTAGAAACCAAGCTATACCTAACCCTGATGCTATGGCAGTCAATACAGCTATGCAGCGTTGTTTGGCTAAGGCTATTGCTTTACATGGCATTGGTTTATACATTTATAGCGGTGAGGATATTCCAGAGTCAGAACAACCAGCTCCAAAAGCAGTATCTAGCAAGGATTTCCTATGATAGCCCAAGGCACAGATGAGTGGTTTCAGCAAAGGTTAGGTAAGGTTACAGCTAGTCGCCTTAGTGACGTTATAGCTAAGACCAAAACAGGTGTATCTACATCTCGTCAAAATTATCTTATACAGCTTGTATCAGAACGTCTTACAGGTAAAAAAACAGATTCATTTACAAATAAAGCTATGGAAGATGGTGTTGAACGTGAGCCTATAGCAAGAAAACTATACGAAAGTAAAACTAATTCTATAGTAACGGAAGTAGGTTTTTTTGACCACCCTGTCATTAAAAGTAGTGGTGCTAGTCCAGATGGAGCTGTAAACGCAGAAGAAGAAGGCAAGTATGCAGGTCTTATAGAAATTAAATGCCCTATAGAAACTACGCACACAAACATCTTAATGAATAAATCAGTTCCTAGTAAGTACATACCACAAATGCAATGGCAGTTAGCTTGCACAGGTGCAAAGTGGGTAGACTTTGTAAGTTACAATCCAAACTTCCCTGATACAATGCAAATTTTTGTAGCTAGGGTTGATAGAGACAATGCTTACATAGCAGAATTAGAAGCGGAAGTATTGAAGTTCTTAGACGAAGTAGACCAAGCAATTTTAAAACTAAAGGAGTAGTATATGGCTGAGTATGACAACACAAATAGCTTTGCGTTATTTAAAAATGACAAAGGAGACAATCCTAAGAGACCTGATTACACGGGAAAAATGAATGTTGATGGGATTAATTTTAGAATTAGTGGCTGGGTTAGGGAAAGTGCAAATGGAAAATTTATATCTGGATCAGTTCAGTTGCAAGAGAACACACATTCAGAATATAAAAAGCCATCATTAGAAGGTGCTGACGAGGATGTTCCTTTTTAAGGACATCCTCAGTATGCACTTAGCAATCATTACTTATTCATGATGTACATTGTAACTTCGAAACCAAAACGCATTTCAGTAGCCGCTGGTTTTGTCCACATAATGTTCTCCTAGTTAAATGTAACAAGCAATATACTTGATACAATAAGATTATATTATTTTATGGCATTATGTGATATGGTAAAATTATTAAAAAGATATAATTAAATTACTATATGGATATGAACGAATTAGAAATGAATATTAATTGCTATGCGCAAGCTGTGTATCATGAAGTTAATACAAGAACATTAGAAGAAAAGGTAGGGGTGATTAATGTTATTCGCAATAGGTTGCGTAGTGGTCGTTGGGGTCGTGATGTATGTTCTGTTATTTACGCTTCTGGTCAGTTCATTGGGGTTACAAACGAAAGTCATATTCCAGTTAATGAAAGGGCGTATTTGGAAACAAAACTTTTGGTTATTAATACGGTTGTTTTTAATAAACATACTAACCCAGTTGCAGATGCTTTATATTTCCATGATGACTCAATACCGCCAAAGAAAGAATGGTTTGGCAAAAGAAAAAAAACGCACATAGGAAGGATGGTATTTTACTAATGAGAAAAATAACAGACGAAGAAATTATTGCGGCGATTAATGAATATATGCGCGTTAATCCAGAAGCTAATAGGACTAAAATTATTACTAAAGCTAAAGGCCCGCAAGAAAGAATTAGAAAGCTTATTAAAGAAGGCAAGGTTACGCTACCTACACCTTTGCGTAGTGGATGCAATAGTGGTTGGAATAAGCATTTTACATGAATCCATTAGCTTACCTAGTGGAAGAATTTGACAAAGACGGTAAGTTAGTTAGGTCTATGCTTATGGCATCAGAACCTAGAGAGATGTCTTGGTTTAAAGACTTAAAGTCCAAGATGCACAATGTTACTATTACACCACTTATTCCAGACACCGCTAATATTATTAAGGTAACCAATGTTAAAAAGTATGATAGTAGTCGTTTTGTTACTGGCTTATAAATGCAAAAATTATTAGATGTCATAGTATGGTTATTAGTTGTTAGTGGTATGATTTGGCTTGCTTATGGATGTTACATATTAATTGACTTATTTTTTATAAGGGGATAGTTATAATGGATATGGTAAATAGACCACCGCACTATGTACAAGGCGGTATAGAAACAATAGATGTGATTGAAAGCAGATTAACTAAAGAAGAGTTTGTGGGTTACCTAAAAGGCACTAAGATGAAATATGACTTACGTTATCCGTTTAAAGGTGACATTGAAGGCGACCTAGCCAAGTCAGAATGGTTTAGGCACAAGTTGATACAAACTTTAAGAGATGAAGATGCAGTAAACCCACCTGAAGTTGAAGCTCAATTAGTGAGGAATGATGATGAATAGAATATATTTGGTATTTATTATTGTGATGGCTGCTTTAGCTATCTATTCAACAGAAAAGGCTTTTGGTGAAACAACTACTATATTTACTCCAGATGGTAGTGTGACAGTTTGTATGACAAGTTCTAGTGGAATTATTGTCTGTGTCTAATTTAGGTATGAGAAATAGCAATGCAATCCACACTGATTTTGGATTTTTACATGGCTTATTTGAGGATAGCCCTAAAATTATTCCTTCTAACATTGATATGCTTTATGGAATAAATGGATTATTTTTACTTGCTGAATGGAAAAGAAAAGATGAGGAAATATCTAATGGGCAAAAAATATTATTAAAAAGCTTAAGTAAAGAGTCTAATTTTACAGTACTTTTAATAAATGGTTATAGTGACAAGCAAAGCGCACATGTTGATAAATTTTATCAGGTAACACATAACTCATTGCTATACCAAGGTAATTCTATAGAAAGCCTTAAAAGCTATATAAAAACATGGTATAGACTAGCTAAACGTATCTAGGACTGACGTAGTGACATGCAGAGACACTTTTAATTAATTTTGATATAAGACTATATATTAGATAAAATAATGTCTCTATGATCATTCTTTTAAGTGAATTTGGGCCATTTGGCTCAAGTTGGTGAATAGCGTTCCTCAGAAAATCGGTATTCACATTTAAGAAAGGGGCTTAAATGCCCCTTTTTTATTATTTACTAATATTTGTGTTAAGTTGTTTTTGAATTAAAAATAATGGATATATAATTTTTTAACAGATCTATGTCTGAGCTACGTTTTGCTTGAACTTTATCGAGCCATTCCCTGCGGTAACTTAATTCCTTACTTAAAAGCCATTTAGCTTCACAATAAAGCATATATTCACGACTGTAATTGTCAACTATTGTTCCATCTAACAGCAGTACATCAGTCATCTAAAGTAGGTACTTCTGAATAAACAGAATCGCAAGTAATCTCTATATAAGTGCCATCATTAAGGGTTATGTTCAGTTGGCTATTCTCGTAGTAGGCTTCTGCTTCTACAATAGTCTTACCTACAATGTGCTGACATAATGTTTCAATATCCATTATCTTCCTTATATGCTGGTAACCGACTCGTTGTAATTCTTTTCTGACTTCACAGATTTGCTCCATGACCCACACTCCGAACATTGGTATCGTTGATATTGTCGTGTAGCTGTAATTGCAAACCCACGTTTATGTAATTTACTAGAATTGCAACTTGGACATACCATGCTTTTAGAATAAGCATTGTGATTAGGATGTGACTTTATCCATCCTTTAAAGCGGTTATAAACTTTCTCTAAAAGAATAACGTCATTCTTATTGTATTCTTCCATTATCTTCCATGCTTTACGGTCATCATTCATACACTTTAACCATAACGTATGACCTTCATGTGGTGTTTTAGCACCTAGTCCTAAAGCCTGTGATACATAATCTAGTTTATTAGATACAAACCTAAACTGCCTACGAGCTACCTGAAGTAAGTCTATTTGTTTAGAAGGTGCTGGAGGGTTCATACCTGCTAATAAAAATTCTTTGTGTAAGATAGGGATGTCAAACCTAGAACCGTTGTAGTGGACTATGGCATCAGCTTCATCAAGAAGTTTATGCACAGAGTCTAGCATTTTTTGCTTGCCAGATTTTTGAATCGAGTCAAACATAATCTTTGATTCACCGTACCATTTTGCGGCATAGCAGAGGGTATACGATGACTCAAGCAACTGATTTATAGAGATGTTTTGGTCAAAGATACCCCAGACATGAGCTGTATTAGGTGCTACTTCAATGTCAATAAGTAGTATCTTCATAGTAATTTATTATATATTAAGATATAGCAATAGATACTGTTTTGTTTTGTTTGAGTTTATCAAAGAATTTCTTATAGGCTATTTTAGAGTTACCTATGAAGTCTTTACCTGCCCATGTTGAACCAAGTAATATACATCCATCTGTATCTGCTGAAGTGTTGCCTGCATGGATACGAACACCGGTAAAGTCAGGAACGTCTAGTATATGTGGCATATCTTGTTTAAAGCGTGTGGATGCGTCTATGATAAGTTTATATGTGCCAATAGGAATAGCAGTCTTACCTAATACTTTAGTGCCATTTCTAACTGCATCCTCTAGCGTGTAGCACTCATAAACTCCATCTACATACATCTTGCCTACAGTATGCGTATCTTTAAATTCAAACCTTTTTACTTCAATCAACATTTTTGTCCACATAATGTAGAGCTTGTGTTAGATATTGCATGGCATACATAAAGACTAAAGAGAAGCCCATAGCACTAAATAACAAAGCTACTATTAATAATTTAAGAATAGTTAAGCCTATCCAGTTAAGTATGTTTAAAACTATCATTTTTTCTTAATGTAAAATAAGCTACGTTCACCAAATAAGTAGAACCCTACAGCACTAGCAAAGTTATCTACTTCTTGTGTAGGCATACCTTGTAAGTGCATAGTAGCCCATGTACCTAATACAAGCAAACCAATAGCAGGTCGCATAAGTCTAGTGATAGCTTCTACCCAAGGATAAGATGGGTTACCTGATCCTGCTTCATTCATGACTTTAAAGAACTCTAGGTCAATGTTTTTCATTTGAGAATACTGTTCTATAGTAGCTGGCTTAAATTGGTCAGGTGCTATAAAGCGATTGATAAGAGATTTGCCTAAGTCCATAACAACTGGAGCAAAAGCAGATAGCATGGTGATTGGGTCTATGATAATTCTCCTTATAATTCTTTAGGGTCAAAGCCAAGATGATTGGCTACACGCTTTTGTAGTTTTAAAAATAAGCCTTTATGGCTAGTGTATTTTTCTGTTTTAGGTGCTTCAATGTAGCATATCATGTGGATAATTTCATGCGCTAGAGTTTTCATAACTGTATCTAAATGTCCACATTTTGCAGTAGAAATAGTAATGGTATGTGGCTCACCTGCTTCTGGTGGTTCATATTGTCCATACATACTTGAGTCATGCACCACTAAAAATTCTACTGTAGATGCAGGCGGAAGTTTGTATTCTTCAAAGACAGGGAACTCAATTAGCGCACTATATAAATTAGCTATGTTGTTCTCTGTAATAAATGTCATATCGTGGCTTTAGGCTTAAATAGTTTAGCATCAAATACTGCTGTTTGGTTTATCTCAGGGAAATAGATGTAGACTGCGTGTTTACCTTCATAGCTATCAGACTTCCAACATCCTTCATGGTTAGGATGACCTTTGTCAGTTGCATAAGCAGCGTAGTCATAACCTTGTAAACCTTGTTTTTTAAAGATACATTCTTCAGATGTTAATACTATTTCACCTGCTTCTGTAGCCATGCTCATTTCTTTTACAAGTTCTTTAGCTTCTGCGTAATCATAAAGAAACACCCACAACAATAATAAAGTTATTGCCATGAGTAATTGTTTCATGTTACTTTCCTAGCCAATGATTAGTTACAAAGGTAATAAAGCCACCGATAGCAGAGGCAATAGCCATACCTGCCCAGAAGCCACCTTTAGACTTGTTTGCAAGCTCTAGGAGAGACTTTATATCTGTTTCCATACTATCTACCTTATCTTGTAAGTTTTGAACTTGAGCTATGAGTTGCCCGTATTGTATTGGGTCTATTTGGTTACTCATTGTTATCCTTATTGGTTAAATTGACTAAGCAAACCACCACCTTTTACTAAAAGGGGAGGTATAAGTTCTTTGCCTGTTGTAGATGTATAAGGAATTTCCTTACCTAAAAGACCACTATATTTTTCACCGGTTTTACCAGCTTTATAAATAGTTCTTGCTAATAATGCTTTAAAATTTGCATTTCTATCAGCCATCATTGCCACTTGGTTTTTAACGTCTTTAGATAATGTTGAAAGACCTGCAATGTCTTTATTAGCTTCCATAAATGCTCTCCGTTCAGCTACATCTAAAGTATCATACAATGCTTGTGACTCTTTATTCAGACCAAGAACTCCTGGTTCTGCTTTGCCAACTAAGTCTTTTAATCCACGTGCAAGTGTTTTACCTGACTCAACAGTAGCACTTTTAAGCTCACCATAAGCTTTTTCACCAAGACTCTTGTATGTACCAACTTTAAGTTTTTGAGCTAATTGAACAGGTATTTCTTCAAGGTTTTTAAGTAATGGATGCGCTAAAAACTCTTGTCTTGCTGCTTGTATTGCTGCAATATCACCAGCAGGTAAAGCGTTATTTAAAGCATTTTTTTCTAAGTCATCTAAATATGCAACTACTTCTGACTTATTAACAGTCTTTTTAGAGCTTTTAATTATATCTACAATTTGACTATTTAAAGTATCAACTTTAGCTTGTAAAGTGTCTATACCTTTACCAAATATTGTTTTAGTTAGTGTAGGGTTTACATCTTCCTTAAGTAATGTTTGAATTGCTGTTTTAGCTTGACCTGACTCTAATTGTTTTTGTAAAGGCTTTAAAGCACTTTGCATTAGTCTTTCAGGAATAGTTTGTTTTGCTGCACCAGCAACTGTTTCTGCAATACCTGGAAATAATTTACTAGTAATTTGTCCAACACCTGATGGAGATGCAAAATTTAAACCAATTTGACTATATTCTTTTAACATTTCATCACGAGTAGGGTTACCAATTTTAGCTCTTAAAGCTAAATACTCTTCATGGTTTTGTGGAAATAACTCTTTAATATCACTAACACCACTTCTAATAGTATCCATTAAAGAACCTGATGGTTTGGATGCTTGTTGTTCTTGAATTTTAGCTGCTTGATAAGCATTAGCTACTGTATTAAATTCAGGCGTACCTTTTTTATCAGCATTATCTGTTATCCATTGTGCATATTCTGCTGCATTAGCCATTCTTATCTTCCTTTAATAATTGCATCTGCTGCGTTGAATAATTGATTTGTTGCTCCTGCAGGTGCATTTTTATTAACAACTTTATTTTGTTGTTGCCAAATAGCATCTGCACCATTTAAATGACCATATTGGTCAAAATAATTTTGCATAAATTGTAACTTAGCATTTGCTTTTTCGTATTGTTTTCTATAACCTTCACGAATTTGTTGGTTTACATCACCACCTTTTTCAATAGAAGGTAATGACTGTAGATATAAAGCAATATCTCTATCAGACGTTGTACCTGAACCAGCAATACGTTTTTTAGGAGCTAAGTCAGCAGTAATAGACTGCATAACTTTTTCATCTGCACCACGTAATGACTCAGGCATAAATGAAGCAAGAGAGCCTTCATATAATGCACCTGTTCGTGATTTTCTATTTAATTCACCAAATTGTTCAAGTTGATTTAAAACTTCAGCACCTTGGTTTACTACAGAAGCATTATCTTGAAGATATTTTTGAGCTTGTTCTGCAGACCTTTGTCGTGCAATATCAGCACGTGCTGGAGGTAAGCCTTGCCAAGGAGTTCTTACACCTTCAGGAGCTTCCATAGCTTGTTGTGGTGCATATAAAAATTGTGATAAGTCAGCCATTATTTTGTCCTTATTTGAATACCTTTTAATTTCAAGTCTTTAATTACTTGGTCAGTAGTTTTACCTGTTGCTTTTGCTGTATCTGAAACATCTTGCATAGTAGCAGACTTAGGAGGATTAACTGTTGGTCCTGTATCACCATATCTATAATATGACTCAGTTTGTCTATATGGTTCTAAGAATTGTTGTTGAGTAATAACATTTAGTTTTTGCCAGTCTTCCGGTGTTCCTTTATAACCTTTTTGTACAGCATATTCATAGTTTCTAATAAATGTAGAGTCAACATTAGTAAGTTTATTAATAGCAGAGTCAAGTGCAGTTAAGTCACCTTGATATGTTTGACTATTAGGATTTAACTCATTTTTAGCTTTTAATAGTTTTTGAACGTCTGTCATTCCTGACATTTCAAGTTCTTTCATATTTTTAGCCATAGTTAAAGAGTCCATCTTGCTCTTTAATGCTGTATCAAAAGCACCTTGTGATTGTTGCATACCACCAAGATAAGCTTTTCCTAAATAAGGTAATGGAGAACCAGCACCTAAGTTTTTAGGAGTAGATAAATATGTTGCAAGACCACCTAAAACACCTTGTGCTAATGCTTGGTTTTTAAGTTTTTCTTGGTCCGTAGTGCTAAGAATACCAGTAAGTGCATCACTAGGTTTAGCACCAAATATATTTAGACCTGCAAAAGGGTTTGTATTTGTATCAAAAAAAGCCATGTTAATAGCCTCCTCTAAAGTATGAAGGATATAGTTGTAATTGATTAGGAGTTACTTGTAGTCTTGATGCTACTCTTTCATTTGGACCTTGACCTAATGTAGGTGCTGTATTATAAGTACCTTTAGTAATAGGTGGAATTGCAGGTTGCATTGTTTGCTGTGCTTGTTCTTGAGGACTTACTGCTTGAACAGCTTGATTTGTAGTGCTTAATGCTTGCATAGGATTAGCTTTAGCCCAATCTGACAATGTTCCATAACCTGACTCAAGACCTCTTTGCATGCTACCCATTAATGATGGGTCATATCCACCGCCACCCATTGCTGTTTGCTGACCAATGCCACCTAGTATTTGATTTTGTGTGCCTGCAACATCAAACATACCACCTTGACCTGCAAACATAGGTGCATTTTGTGCTGCAAATTGTTCACCTGCCATACCTAAAGCAGGTTGCATACCTGTTAAAGCAGAAGTAGCAGTTTGTGTGCCTAATACACCTGTAGGAGTAAATGGGCTAATAGCTTCTGTAGCACCAAATAAACCTGTGCCTGTACCTGCTCCTACTCCAGTTGCACCTGCTCCTGCTGCACCACTAAATAGACTTGAACCTACACCACCTAAAGCACCACCCATAGCTGCACCTAATAGTGGATTTTTACCCATTGCTGCTGAACTAACAGCACCTATTGCTGCTGGAATTAATATTGGTGCGCCCATTATTTACCGACCTTTCCTACTACATAACAAATTGGTTCTAAAATAGCACGATAAATCATGCCATAATTATCTCTAGTTTTGCATCTTTTTTGTTTCCATATATCCGCAGTACGGTGTCTTGCAATATGCTCTAAAACATCCTTTAAAATGCGTTGTAAAGTATTCTTTTCACCACTCTTATAAGCATAGTTTACTAATGGTAAGAATAGTGCATGGTAACCTTTTTCGTATGCTGGGTCTAAGTCTTTAGACTGAGCTAACCAGATGGCGTTACGGAAACTACCAAAGCCATATTCAGCATTCATAGCAGTACATACAATTTTTCCACCACCTGATGATTGTTGTTGTGATGTAGAAACTTGACCCTGAGGTGAACCATAAGCAGCACCAAGGTATGCAGAAAGTTTTTGATATGGTAAGTTTTGTTGATAATTATATCTATCAATATCTGATTGTAATGCTGTTTGTTGATAACCTTCAGCAGTTTTACCTACGTTAGCTAATTGTTGAATGTCTGCATAATCAGCAGCAGCCATTTGTGGTGCATTAACTGCAGCTTGGTTTTGTAAACCACGTTCTGTAGCATAATTACCATAAGCAAGTTCACCGTATTTATTAGCAAGTGTTGTAGCTAATGTATTTGCTGCTCTGTTTTGAATGTCAGCAGATACACCTGAGCCATAACGACCTGCCATAGAAGCAGTACCTTGTGCAGCTTTAATAGCATCATTGTATGCTTGTGTAGCTTGTTGTGTTGGACCTGCTAATGCTTGTGTAAAGTATGGGTTACCAGCAGATAAGTATTGTCCTTGAACTGTACCTAATTGTTGTGCTTGACCAGCTTGTGTAAGTGGACTTCCTGCCATAGCTCTATTTTGAGCAGCACTTAATGCAGATGTTGTTTGTGTTGAAGGTCCTACGTATGTTTGACCAGGAAAATAAGATGGACCAGGAGTTTGGTATAAACCTTTAGCTTCTTGTAAACCATATTCTACGAATGGTCTAACAGTAGGATCTAGTTCGCTAGATGTTTTAGATGTAGTCGTGCCTCCACCGCCACCGCCTGAACCACCACCATAAAATGTGAATGACTCTACTAAATTATTTAGCCAATTGTGTAAACTTATCA